GGATATGCTGTTATACCTGGCTTATCGGGGAATGGCTTTTTACCTGGGCAAATAAACGAGTTGGTGACTCCGTTGCCGTATGTTTCCAGCGTAAGGAATCTAACAACATCTAATTCTGGTGCTGATACAGAGTCAGATGATAATTATGCTGAAAGAATAAAACTGTCGCCGGAAAAACTGTCTACAGCAGGGCCGGAGGATTCTTATAAATATTGGACAAGAACAGCCAATCAGAATATAAAAGATGTGAATGTATATACACCATCGCCCGGAACTGTAGAAATCCGTTCTTTGTTAGAGAACGGAGATATACCTTCTGATGAACTATTAGAGCAGATAAATAGCGTTCTCTCTGCAACTAATATTCGACCATTCACAGATAAAGTTCTTGTTAAGAAACCAGATAGCATTGAATACGATATAATAATTAAATACTGGATTAACTCATCGGACAAAAACAGAACAACGTTAATTCAAAGTGAGGTTGAGAAAGCTCTTGATGAGTATAAACAATGGCAACGTTCGGTTATGGGAAGAGATATAAATCCAGATGAAATTATTCAACGTTTAAAAAATGCTGGGGCTAAAAGATTAGAAATATCAAGTCCTGTATTTACTGTAGTTGGAGAGACGCAGGTCGCCAGAGAGAGAAATATAAATTGCCAGTATGCGGGGGTAGAGGATGGCTGATATCTTTAATGTTAGCTTGTTGGATGTTTTACCTCCTAACTTAGCTAGAGATCCCAACGTGATAGCTATGTCGAAAGCTATTGATGATGAACTACAAGCAATTAACAATTTAATATATAAGACAGAAATATATAGCGTTGTTGATAACCTGGACTCAGTTGTTCTCGATCATTTAGCTTGGCAATGGAATGCTGATACATGGAGGGATAGTTGGCCTGTATCGTTAAAGCGTTCTGTTTTTAAATCAATAATACGAACAAAGCGAATAAAGGGTACAAGGGCAGCGGTTGAAGATGTAGTAAATAGCTTGGGTGGAGAGGTAAACATAACAGAATGGTTTGAAACATCACCACCTGGCGAACCATATACAGCCTCAATTGTTGCTTCGATTAACTCTTTTGATGGTGCTGTTCCTTCGAAAGAGATGTTGGAGGATACGTTAAGAAGTATCAAGAGTGCAAAGTCGGCAAGAACACTATTTACATTTTCGCAAGCAACCAATGTTTCAGGTGGTGTTGGTATTGTCGGTGCTTTCCAGCCTGTGTCTTATGTACGATTAATTGGTGAGTGCTAATTTGCGATTTGTTAATCCAAGGAATTAAGCGTGAGTAAATTATTATTTACGATGACTGACGCCGGGCGTCAGGAGCTGGTTAATGCCAACAAGACTGGAACAAATAAAGTTGAGATCGTTTCTGTTGGTTTAGGTAGTAGATATTATGTCACATCAACCACACAAACAAAAATAACAGATGAAATAAAGCGACTTACCACAATAGGAGGCAAAGTCGTTTCTCCTGATACCATTCATGTAACTGCGAAGGATGATAGTAAAGATGAGTATGTTGTCCATACAATAGGTTTGTATACAAATAAAGGAACATTGTTTGCTGTATACTCGCAAGAACAAGTAATAATAAATAAAGCATCTTCTACAATTGCTTTAATATCAAGTGATATAGCAATTAAAAATCTTGATACTAAAAACATTACATTTGGTGATGTTGAGTTTATTAACCCTCCCGCAACCGAAACTGTTGTTGGAGTAGCAAGATTTGCTAATGAACAAGAAATTGATGCAGGTACAGATGATTCCCTAGCTGTTTCAGCAAAGCGACTTAAGCAAGCCATTGTAAAACATGAGCAATCACGTAATCATCCTGATGCAACTTTAACCTCAAAAGGCATTGTTCAACTCAGTAGTGACACTAACAGTACCTCTGAAACGCGCGCAGCAACGCCAAAAGCCGTCAAAGAAGTGTTTGACCTAGCAAAGCAAAAACAACCAGCAGATGATACGCTCACCGCTCTGGCAGGACTTGCGACGGCTGCAAATAAATTGCCGTACTTTACCGGTAAAGACACAGTAGCCCTGGCTGATTTAACGTCAGTCGGCCGTAATATTCTGGCTAAAACAAGTGTCCTTGCTGTTATCCAGTACCTTGGTTTAAGAGAACTCGGCACAAGCGGTGAAAAGATCCCCCTGTTGAGCACGGCTAACACATGGAGTGAACGCCAGACTTTCAACGGCGGACTCAACGGCGCACTGACGGGGAACGCCGACACCGCAACGAAATTAAAAACCGCACGGAAGATTAACAACGTTTCATTTGACGGTTCGTCAGATATTACTTTAACAGCCTCGGATATCGAAGCATTGTCACTGGAGGATGCCCGGAAGATTATTCAACCGCTACCTGATGTGTGGATACCGTTTAACGATTCGCTGGATATGATTACGGGCTTTTCGCCATCATATAAAAAGATTGTTATTGGCGACGACGAAATAACAATGCCTGGCGACAAGGTTGTTAAGTTTAAACGCGCATCGAAAGCAACCTATATTAATAAATCTGGTGTGCTTACAGAGGCTGCCATTGACGAGCCACGATTTGAACGTGATGGCCTGCTTATTGAGGGACAACGAACAAACTACATGCTCAATTCGGAAAACCCTGCCAGTTGGGGGCGATCGTCAAATATGGATGTTCCCGAAACCGGGACTGATAGTTTTGGTTTTACCTATGGAAAGTTTGTCTGTAACGATTCTCTGATTGGGCAAACGTCAGCCATTAATATGGCATCAATTGCTGCTACAAAGTCAGTTGATGTTTCAGGCGATAACAAGTACGTGACAACCTCATGTCGTTTTAAAACAGAACGACAGGTAAGGTTGCGTATCCGCTTTGATAAATATGACGGTAGTGCAACAACTTTTCTTGGTGATGCATATATTGATACACAAACGCTTGAAATTAATATGACAGGTGGCGCGGCCTCAAGGATTACAGCGAGAGTCAGAAAGGACGAAGCTACCGGATGGATTTTTGCAGAGGCAACAATCCTGGCAATTGATGATGAGTTAAAAATAGGATCTCAGATACAGTATTCTCCTAAGCAGGGCGGAGCAACCGTATCTGGAGACTATATTTATCTGGCCACCCCTCAGGTTGAGGATGGTTCGTGTGCATCATCTTTTATTATCTCAGGAACGACGGCGGCTACCCGCGCAAGCGATATAGTTACAGTTCCAATTAATAATAATCTTTATAATCTTCCTTTTACGGTTCTTTGTGAGGTACATAAGAACTGGTATAAAACGCCAAATGCAGCGCCGCGTGTTTTTGATACAGGCGGTCATCAAACCGGAGCGGCTATTATTCTTGGCTTCGGTCGTTCAACAGATTACGACGGATTTCCTTATTGCGATATTGGAGGAGCTAACAGACGGGTAAACGAAAACGCATCGCTTGAAAAAATGGTTATGGGGATGCGTGTAAAATCAGATCAGTCTACGTGCTCAGTAAGTAACGGGCGCATATCCAGCGAAACAAAGACTACGTGGTCCTATATTCAGAACTCTGCAACCATCCGTATTGGAGGCCAGACTACAGCAGGCTTACGTCATTTATTTGGTCATATCAGGAATTTCAGAATATGGCATAAAGCATTAACAGACCAACAAATGGCTGAGGTTATTTAATGAAAGATATTACGTTGAAATTCAGAGACAGAGCAGAATACGACTCTTTTTTAGAGAGTATATCCTGGCACGATAATGAAGAACTGCAAAACAACATCCTTCTTGATGTTGTAGGTATTACATATACCGAAATACCAAACGGCGAGAACGAAGAACCAACAGTGATTAAAAATGATGGCTTCTTTGTTAATGTTCGTATTTTAAACGACAGTTTGAAACAACAAATGTTTGATGGTTTTGAAGTTCAATTAGAACAACCGCTGCGGGAATGGGCGTAAGGAATTAATATGGCAACAGTGACAACAATACCAGCAGATATAACTAATCTGAAAAATGAAATCGACTCTATTAAGAGTAATGTTGCTAAAAAACTGGAAATTTCAGGCGGCACAATAACTGGTGATCTAACAGTTGTTGGTGGCATTTCTGGTGAGCTGTCCGGCAATGCCTCAACGGCTACAAAGCTGAAAACAGCCCGTAAAATTAATAACGTTTCGTTTGATGGAACATCAGATATTAACCTGACGCCGAAAAATATTGGTGCATTGCCAATAACGGGAGGAACTCTTACCGGCGGTTTAACGGCTGATGGCGAGATTATTTCCAAATCGGCGAATGGTCTGCGTATTGCCTATGGCAACTATGGATTCTTTATCCGAAACGATGGTTCAAACACATACTTCATGTTGACCAATTCGGGAGACAGCCTGGGAACATGGAGTAGTTTAAGGCCGTTTGCCATTAATAACGCTACTGGCGCTGTTTCGATGGGGCGTGGCCTTAATGTTTCAGGGGAGACGCTTTCAGACCGTTTTGCTATTAACAGCAGTAATGGTATGTGGATTCAGATGCGCGATAACAACGCTATCTTTGGGAAAAATATAGTTAACACTGATAGCGCTCAGGCGTTGCTTCGCCAGAATCACGCTGACCGCAAGTTCATGATAGGTGGACTGGGGAACAAGCAATTTGGCATCTACATGATTAATAATTCAAGGACAGAAAATGGCACCGATGGTCAGGCGTACATGGATAATAACGGGAATTGGCTTTGCGGCTCGCAAGTTATTCCCGGCAACTATGGCAATTTTGATTCCAGATATGTGAAAGATGTTCGACTTGGTTCACAGCAATATTATGGAGTGAATAACTGGCAAACATGGAATTTCCAGTGCCCGTCAGGTCATGTATTGTCTGGTATTAATGTTCAGGATACAGGGTCCAACTCTGCCGATAATATAGCGGGCGTTTATTACAGACCCGTTCAAAAGTATATAAATGGCACCTGGTATAATGTAGCGAGCGTTTAATATGATGCACTTAAAGAACATAAAAGCGGGTAACGCTAAAACACTGGAACAGTATGAGTTAACAAAGAAACACGGAGTTATCTGGCTTTACTCTGAGGACGGAAAAAACTGGTATGAGGAAGTGAAGAACTTTCAGCCAGATACAATAAAGATTGTTTACGATGAAAATAATATTATTGTCGCTATCACCAGAGATGCTTCAACGCTTAATCCTGAAGGTTTTAGCGTTGTCGAGGTTCCTGATATTACCGCCAACCGACGTGCTGATGACTCAGGGAAATGGATGTTTAAGGATGGTGCCGTGGTTAAACGGATTTATACGGCAGACGAACAGCAACAACAGGCCGAATCACAAAAGGCCGCGTTACTTTCCGAAGCTGAATCAGTTATCCAGCCGCTGGAACGCGCCGTCAGGCTGAATATGGCGACGGATGAGGAGCGCGCACGACTGGAGTCATGGGAACGCTACAGCGTTCTGGTCAGCCGTGTGGATCCTGCAAATCCTGAATGGCCGGAAATACCGCAATAAGTTGTATGATATCTGGAGTGAGCTAACGTATCTATGGCACAGAGTAAAACTTAATCTGACAGTCTGCTCTGTACCAAAAGCGGAACTTGCTTACATCGTGCTATGTTAGTTTGCTGGGAGCAGGTCATTATCTACGTGATTGCTATTTTATAACTTGGATAAAATGGGGGATGAACATAATATCGAGACAGTGATTGCAGAGTTAGTCATTATAGGCGGGCATCAGTTCATGCCGGATCTCTAATGCAATTATCAGGAAAATATGGGACGTTTTATCAATCAGAGGAAATATGTTACAGTTCAGCTTTGTATCAAATGACGTTGTTATGACTTACGACGGTGACAGCGGAGAACAAATAATTTGGGTTTGGGAGAGTTTAAATAAATTTCAAACAGTATGCATTTCACGCATTTTTAACTTTCAACTCCAGGACTTGAGAAACCCACCGTCAACCGTTCAGGATTTTAATGATTATGAATATTCCTTTAATTTTGGCACGCTTAATAATGAATACATAACAGTTCCGGGACGGATTCTAAGCATTAATCGAGATGTCCTTATACATAAGTCCATCAAGCTTGAAAGGAAAGTATTTGCGTCAGAACGCAACGTCTCCATTTTTGGTCGGCTTTCAAAACTACTCGATCACACTAATCCCATCATCATCGGAGGAGATAAGTCGGAAGCTATACCAAAAAGCGTATTCCAGGAGTTGCAAAGTAAATTCCCCAACACAGGGGAACTGGATCGCTATGCTAATGCAAGGGTTCACGCTATTCTCGCAGGTTATCTTGATGGTATGAAAGATGCTCGCGAACGGTATGAACATTACCTAAACAGAAAAACAGTGATCAGAAAAACCGACAAACTGGATTTAGAAGTTTTAAATAAGCTCGAAATTGAGAAATATACACTCATAAGAGACATTATCCAGGATGCGTTGAATAACAAAACTAACTTGTCTGAAGATGACTGGCAGAGCCTGATGATACCCTTCATCACATTACTTTTTCCAAAATATATCAAGGTCCTCGAGAAGGTTAAAATTTTCGACTATTACTCTAATCCTTCGGCTAAAACAAATCGGTTTATAGACATTGCACTGGTGGATGCAAACGGCAACCTTGATATCATCGAAGTCAAAAAGCCGTTTGATGATAAGATCCTTCGCAAGACGCCCTATCGCGACAACTATATTCCTACATCAGAACTTAGCGGCGGTATTATGCAGGCTGAAAAGTATATTTTTCATTTATCTAAATGGGGTGTTAAGGGTGAAAAAGAGCTTACGAATGCCTACAAGAATTCTCTGCCAGCGGGAATGTGTATTCGTATATCTAACCCAAAAGCCATCATCATTGTCGGGCGCGATCAGATAGCGAACGGTAACATGACCGACGGTCAGTTGCTTGATTTTGAGATAATCAAACGTAAGTACGCCAACATGATAGACATATTGACGTACGACGACCTGTTGCGTCGACTTAATAATACGATTGAAGCATTGAAAGGTTGAATGTCCATGAGGTTCACACCCACAACGGGGAGCAGGTCACTTCCTATTGTTTGATTGACATACCATAACGTCTGCTTTTGGCTCAAAGCAGACTGTCTGATTTGATAGCTTTTGGGCTATGTAAATTGTCAGTTGAAAAATGAGTGAGTACAAATCAGGACGGGCGGGCGAGTTGCCCGCCTTTTCTTTAATCTGTTGTTTCATCCACTGACCAGCCAGGTCAAATAGCGTCTCATGCTCTGCACAACAGAAAATAGTTGCACCCATTAACCACGGAGTTAAACGGATGAGCGACTATCATCATGGCGTGCAGGTGCTGGAGATTAACGACGGCACCCGCGTCATTTCCACCGTATCCACGGCCATTGTCGGCATGGTCTGCACGGCCAGCGATGCGGATGCGGAAATCTTCCCCCTCAATAAACCGGTGCTGATTACCAATGTGCAGAGCGCAATTGCAAAGGCTGGTAAAAAAGGCACGCTGGCGGCATCGTTGCAGGCCATCGCCGACCAGTCAAAACCGGTCACCGTTGTCGTACGTGTGGAAGACGGCACCGGCGACGACGAGGAAACGAAACTCGCGCAGACCGTTTCCAATATCATCGGCACCACCGACGAAAACGGTCAGTACACCGGACTGAAAGCCCTGCTGGCGGCGGAGTCGGTAACCGGTGTTAAACCGCGTATTCTCGGCGTGCCGGGACTGGATACCAAAGAGGTGGCTGTTGCACTGGCATCAGTCTGTCAGAAGCTGCGCGCTTTCGGGTATATCAGCGCATGGGGCTGTAAAACCATTTCCGAGGTGAAAGCCTACCGTCAGAATTTCAGCCAGCGTGAGCTGATGGTCATCTGGCCGGATTTCCTCGCATGGGATACGGTCACCAGTACCACCGCCACCGCGTATGCCACCGCCCGTGCGCTGGGGCTGCGCGCTAAAATCGACCAGGAGCAGGGCTGGCATAAAACGCTGTCCAATGTCGGGGTGAACGGTGTTACCGGCATCAGCGCCTCTGTATTCTGGGATTTGCAGGAGTCCGGTACTGATGCTGACCTGCTTAACGAGTCAGGCGTCACAACGCTGATTCGCCGTGACGGTTTCCGCTTCTGGGGTAACCGTACCTGCTCTGATGACCCGCTGTTCCTCTTTGAAAACTACACCCGCACCGCGCAGGTGATGGCCGACACGATGGCTGAGGCGCACATGTGGGCGGTGGACAAGCCCATCACCGCAACGCTGATTCGCGACATCGTTGACGGCATCAATGCCAAATTCCGTGAGCTGAAAACAAACGGCTATATCGTGGATGCGACCTGCTGGTTCAGCGAAGAATCCAACGATGCGGAAACCCTCAAGGCCGGAAAACTGTATATCGACTACGACTATACACCGGTGCCTCCTCTTGAAAACCTGACCCTGCGCCAGCGTATTACCGATAAATACCTGGCAAATCTGGTCACCTCGGTTAACAGCAATTAAGGAGCCTGACCGATGGCAATGCCGCGCAAACTCAAGTTAATGAACGTCTTTCTGAACGGCTACAGCTATCAGGGCGTCGCGAAGTCCGTCACGCTACCAAAACTGACCCGTAAGCTCGAAAACTATCGCGGTGCGGGGATGAACGGCAGCGCACCGGTAGACCTCGGCCTTGATGACGATGCGCTGTCAATGGAGTGGTCGCTCGGTGGCTTCCCGGATTCGGTTATCTGGGAGCTTTACGCCGCAACCGGTGTGGATTCCGTACCGATTCGTTTTGCAGGCTCTTACCAGCGCGACGATACCGGCGAAACGGTGGCCGTCGAGGTGGTCATGCGTGGACGTCAGAAAGAAATCGACACCGGCGAGGGCAAACAGGGAGAAGATACCGAGTCGAAAATCTCCGTGGTCTGCACCTATTTCCGGCTGACGATGGACGGTAAGGAGCTGGTCGAAATCGACACCATCAACATGATTGAGAAGGTGAACGGCGTCGACCGGCTGGAGCAACACCGCCGCAATATCGGCCTGTGATTTTCATCCGGTCAGCCTGGCTGACCGGTTAACCCCGATTCAGAAGTGAGAAAACCATGAACAAAGAAAATGTGATTACCCTGGACAATCCGGTCAAACGTGGTGAGCAGGTTATCGAACAGGTCACGCTGATGAAACCCAATGCCGGGACGCTGCGCGGTGTCAGTCTGGCAGCGGTCGCGAACTCTGAAGTCGATGCACTGATTAAGGTGCTGCCGCGCATGACGGCACCGATGCTGACCGAGCAGGAAGTCGCCGCGCTGGAACTGCCTGACCTTGTGGCGCTGGCCGGTAAGGTGGTCGGTTTTTTGTCGCCGAACTCGGTGCAGTGACGTTTCCAAAAAATCTGTCGGTCGATGACCTGATGGCGGATGTGGCAGTGATATTTCACTGGCCGCCATCAGAACTGTATCCCATGAGCCTGACCGAACTCATCACATGGCGCGAAAAGGCGCTCCGGCGAAGCGGAAACACGAATGAGTAACAATGTAAAATTACAGGTATTGCTCAGGGCTGTTGACCAGGCATCCCGCCCGTTTAAATCCATCCGCACAGCGAGCAAGTCGCTGTCGGGGGATATCCGGGAAACACAAAAATCACTGCGCGAGCTGAACGGTCACGCATCCCGTATTGAGGGATTTCGCAAGACCAGCGCACAGCTTGCCGTGACTGGTCATGCACTTGAAAAGGCACGGCAGGAAGCCGAAGCCCTTGCCACACAGTTTAAAAATACCGAACGTCCGACCCGTGCTCAGGCGAAAGTGCTGGAATCCGCAAAGCGTGCGGCGGAGGACTTACAGGCGAAATATAACCGCCTGACGGATTCCGTTAAACGCCAGCAGCGGGAACTGGCCGCTGTGGGAATTAATACCCGCAATCTTGCACATGATGAGCAGGGACTGAAAAACCGTATCAGTGAAACCACCGCACAGCTTAACCGTCAGCGTGACGCGCTGGCGCGTGTCAGTGCACAACAGGCAAAACTTAACGCAGTAAAACAGCGTTATCAGGCCGGAAAGGAACTGGCCGGAAATATGGCCTCAGTGGGCGCTGCCGGTGTGGGGATTGCGGCGGCGGGAACGATGGCCGGAGTTAAGTTGCTGATGCCCGGTTATGAGTTTGCGCAGAAAAACTCAGAATTGCAGGCTGTGCTCGGTGTGGCAAAAGACTCCGCTGAAATGGCTGCACTACGCAAGCAGGCGCGCCAGCTCGGCGACAATACCGCCGCCTCGGCGGATGATGCGGCCGGTGCACAGATAATCATCGCGAAAGCGGGTGGGGATGTTGATGCCATTCAGGCGGCAACGCCGGTCACGCTGAATATGGCGCTGGCGAACCGCCGCACGATGGAAGAAAACGCCGCCCTGCTGATGGGGATGAAATCCGCCTTTCAGCTTTCAAACGATAAGGTCGCTCATATCGGGGATGTTCTCTCCATGACGATGAACAAAACTGCCGCCGATTTTGACGGCATGAGCGATGCGCTGACCTATGCCGCACCTGTGGCAAAAAATGCCGGTGTCAGCATTGAAGAAACCGCCGCAATGGTCGGGGCGCTGCATGATGCAAAAATCACAGGCTCAATGGCGGGGACGGGAAGCCGTGCCGTGTTAAGCCGCCTGCAGGCACCGACGGGAAAAGCGTGGGATGCACTGAAAGAGCTTGGTGTGAAAACCTCAGACAGCAAGGGAAACACCCGACCAGTATTTACCATTCTGAAAGAAATGCAGGCCAGTTTTGAGAAAAACCGGCTCGGTACTGCCCAGCAGGCCGAATACATGAAAACCATTTTCGGGGAGGAGGCCAGCTCAGCCGCCGCTGTGCTGATGACTGCCGCCTCAACCGGAAAGCTGGACAAACTGACCGCTGCGTTTAAAGCCTCAGACGGAAAGACCGCAGAACTGGTAAATATCATGCAGGACAACCTCGGCGGTGACTTTAAGGAGTTTCAGTCCGCTTATGAGGCGGTGGGGACTGACCTGTTTGACCAGCAGGAAGGCGCACTGCGTAAGCTCACTCAGACGGCCACAAAGTATGTGTTAAAACTCGACGGCTGGATCCAGAAAAACAAATCACTGGCGTCAACCATCGGCCTCATTGTCGGTGGCGCGCTGGCGCTTACTGGCATCATCGGTGCCATTGGTCTTGTAGCCTGGCCGGTTATCACCGGCATCAATGCCATTATCGCGGCAGCAGGCGCAATGGGGGCAATCTTCACGACAGTTGGCAGTGCTGTTATGACCGCCATCGGGGCTATTAGCTGGCCGGTTGTGGTCGTGGTGGCCGCCATTGTCGCCGGGGCGTTACTTATCCGTAAATACTGGGAGCCTGTCAGCGCATTCTTTGGCGGTGTGGTTGAAGGGCTGAAAGCGGCATTTGCGCCGGTGGGGGAACTGTTCACGCCACTTAAGCCGGTGTTTGACTGGCTGGGTGAAAAGTTACAGGCCGCGTGGCAGTGGTTTAAAAACCTGATTGCCCCGGTCAAAGCCACTCAGGATACCCTGAACCGTTGCCGTGACACGGGGGTCATGTTCGGGCAGGCACTGGCTGACGCGCTGATGCTGCCGCTTAATGCGTTCAACAAACTGCGCAGCGGTATTGACTGGGTACTGGAAAAACTCGGTGTTATCAACAAAGAGTCAGACACACTTGACCAGACCGCCGCCAGAACTCAAGCCGCCACGTATGGCACCGGTGGTTATATTCCGGCGACCAGCTCTTATGCAGGCTATCAGGCTTATCAGCCGGTTACGGCACCGGCTGGCCGCTCTTATGTGGACCAGAGTAAAAACGAATATCACATCAGTCTGACGGGCGGTACTGCGCCGGGGACTCAGCTCGACCGCCAGTTACAGGATGCGCTCGAAAAATACGAGCGGGATAAACGTGCGCGCGCCCGTGCCAGCATGATGCATGACGGTTAAGGAGGTGACGAAAAATGATGCTCGCGTTAGGTATGTTTGTTTTTATGCGCCAGACGCTGCCACACCAGACCATGCAGCGTGAATCAGATTATCGCTGGCCGTCAAATTCCCGTATCGGTAAACGGGATGCCTTTCAGTTTCTCGGTGTGGGCGAGGAAAACATCACGCTTGCCGGTGTGCTTTATCCCGAACTGACCGGCGGCAAGCTGACGATGACCACGCTCAGACTGATGGCAGAGGAAGGCCGGGCGTGGCCGTTGCTGGATGGCACCGGCATGATTTACGGTATGTATGTCATCAGCAGGGTGAGTGAAACAGGGAGTATTTTCTTTGCAGACGGCACACCCCGGAAAATTGATTTTACGCTGTCGCTCACCCGCGTTGATGAATCACTGGCCGCGCTTTATGGCGATATCGGTAAACAGGCGGAATCGCTCATCGGTAAGGCCGGCAGTCTGGCGACCAGATTCACAGGTATGATGGGGGCGGGATAATGCTGGATGCGCTGACATTTGATGCAGGCAGTACGCTGACGCCGGATTACATGCTGATGCTCGACAGCAGGGATATTACCGGCAATATCAGCGGCCGTCTGATGAGCATGACCCTGACGGATAACCGGGGCTTTGAGGCTGACCAGCTTGATATTGAACTGAACGATGCCGACGGGCAGGTCGGGCTGCCGGTTCGTGGCGCTGTCCTGACGGTGTATATCGGCTGGAAAGGTTTTGCCCTGGTATGCAAAGGGAAATTCACCGTTGATGAGGTTGAACACCGGGGCGCGCCGGATGTGGTCACCATCCGCGCCCGGAGTGCAGATTTCCGCGGGACGCTCAATTCCCGCCGGGAAGGCTCCTGGCATGACACCACGCTCGGTGCGATTGTTGAGGCGATAGCCTCCCGTAACAGGCTGGAAGCCAGTGTCGCTCCGTCACTGGCCGGAATTAAAATCCCGCACATCGACCAGTCGCAGGAGTCTGATGCAAAATTCCTGACCCGCCTTGCTGAACGCAACGGCGGTGAGGTGTCGGTAAAAATGGGAAAACTGTTGTTTCTCAAAGCGGGGCAGGGGGTGACGTCCAGCGGTAAAAAAATCCCGCAGGTCACCATAACCCGCAGCGACGGCGACCGCCATCATTTTGCGATTGCTGACCGTGGAGCCTATACCGGCGTAACGGCAAAGTGGTTACACACCAAAGACCCGAAGCCGCAAAAGCAGAAGGTAAAACTGAAACGCAAAAAGAAAGAAAAACACCTGCGCGCACTGGAGCACCCGAAAGCAAAACCGGTCAGGCAGAAGAAAGCGCCAAAAGTACCGGAAGCGCGCGAAGGTGAATACATGGCCGGTGAGGCTGACAACGTTTTTGCCCTGACCACGGTATATGCCACGAAAGCACAGGCCATGCGCGCCGCTCAGGCGAAGTGGGATAAACTGCAACGGGGTGTAGCGGAGTTCTCCATCAGTCTGGCTACTGGTCGGGCAGATATTTACACGGAAACGCCGGTCAAAGTGTCAGGCTTTAAGCGCGTCATAGACGAGCAGGACTGGACAATCACTAAGGTGACACATTTTCTGAATAATAGCGGCTTCACGACGTCCCTGGAGCTTGAGGTCAGGCTTTCTGATGTGGAGTACGAAACCGAAGATGATGAGTGATGTGTTTTATTTTATCTGTTTGTTTTATAAGGATAAATTAACTAAAATGGCAACATCAACAAAACCGGAAGAGGTGCTCGCGATGTTTCATTGTCCTTTATGCCAGCATGCCGCACATGCGCGTACAAGCCGCTATATCACTGACACGACAAAAGAGCGTTATCACCAGTGTCAGAACGTGAATTGCAGCGCCACATTCATCACTTATGAGTCGGTACAGCGATACATCGTGAAGCCGGGAGAAGTCCACGCCGTAAGACCGCACCCGTTGCCGTCAGGGCAGCAAATTATGTGGATGTAATTACAAACAGGAAGCCCCTCAGTCGAGGGGCTTTTTTGTCGATGTGGTCAATGTGTGGACGTGACCAGAAATAAATCCTTTTATTTCATTGTGTTACGCGTAAAAAATAAGCCCGTGTAAGGGAGATTACACAGGCTAAGGAGGTGGTTCCTGGTACAGCTAGCATTTTATGGGTTATGTTTTTCAGCGAAACAGATGATAACCTTAATAAATGCAGCTGTATGTGATCGGTTTCTAAGAATTTTCCATCCGGGAAAAATAATCGAAATTAATCACTTACCGTGGGGGTTACGCGTGGTTTCCCCGGAGAAATTACGCATCAGCAGCGCGTAATTTAGCTCAAGATCCTGCGGCACCGGGATCCACACAGTATAACCATCGCCCGGTGCGACCGGCATTGCTTCGCCTTTGGCGTTTTCCATGTGCTCAAGGGTAAAGTTAATGTTCCCTTGCGGCGTCATCAGCTCAAGGCTGTCGCCAACGGAGAATTTATTTTTCACCGCTACCGCCGCGAGGTCGCCCTTGCGCTCACTGGTAAACTCACCAACAAACTGCTGGCGGTCAGAAACTGAATAACCGTATTCGTAGTTCTGATAATCGTCGTGAGTATGACGACGCAGGAAACCTTCGGTATAGCCACGATGCGCCAGACCTTCCAGGGTTTCCAGCAGGCTGGTATCGAATGGTTTTCCCGCAGCTGCGTCATCGATAGCTTTACGGTAAACCTGCGCGGTGCGTGCGCAATAGTAGAAAGATTTGGTACGGCCTTCGATTTTCAGCGAATGCACGCCCATTTTGGTCAGGCGTTCAACATGGGCGATGGCGCGCAGATCTTTCGAGTTCATGATGTAAGTGCCGTGCTCATCTTCAAACGCGGTCATATACTCGCCCGGACGCTGGGCTTCTTCGATCATAAACACTTTGTCGGTTGGTGCGCCGATCCCCAGCGTCGGTTCAACGTTTTGCACCGGAATCGGTTCGTACTTGTGTACGATGTTGCCGACGTCATCTTCTTTCCCTTCCTGGACGTTATACTCCCAGCGGCAGGCGTTGGTGCAGGTGCCCTGGTTCGGGTCGCGCTTGTTGATATAGCCAGAGAGCAGGCAGCGACCGGAGTAGGCCATGCACAGCGCGCCGTGAACGAAGATTTCGATCTCCATATCTGGCACCTGATTGCGGATCTCTTCAATCTCTTCCAGTGACAGTTCGCGAGAGAGGATCACGCGGGTCAGACCCATTTGCTGCCAGAATTTCACCGTCGCCCAGTTCACGGCGTTAGCCTGTACTGAGAGATGGATCGGCATTTCAGGGAAGTGCTCGCGCACCAGCATAATCAGCCCTGGATCAGACATAATCAGCGCATCCGGCCCCATTTCCACCACCGGTTTCAGGTCACGGATAAAGGTTTTCAGCTTGGCGTTGTGCGGTGCAATGTTGACCACGACATAAAACTTTTTCCCCAGCGCGTGGGCTTCATTGATGCCGAGCTGAAGATTTTCGTGGTTAAATTCGTTGTTGCGCACACGCAGGGAGTAACGCGGCTGGCCCGCATAAACAGCATCTGCGCCATAAGCGAAAGCGTAACGCATATTTTTCAGCGTTCCCGCCGGGGAAAGGAGTTCCGGTTTAAACAT